CATCGGTGCCGTCGCCGGTTGCGTCCGCGCCTTCGTTTGCACCAAAGGTTGTGTTCGTAATCAACCAAGTTGGCAGGCCAGCAAGTTCGCGGGCAGTTGTAGCGTTACCAACGACTTTGGCATTGTTGGCGAAAAGACTTTTTTCTTGGTCTAGCTTCTGCTCCTTGCTTGCCTTGAGCACCTGATAGGCCATCTCCTTGGCGCGTCCGGCTTTGGACAAACCCTCATCAGTGTCAGACACGATAACGGCGTCCTTAAAGATTTGGGTTCGGTTGTCGAGGCGAGTTGTTGCAGAGCGCGCGGTTGCAGCGGTGTCGTCGCCTTCAATGTGCGCGTTTGCACCGGAAGAACGCAGGGCGTCTGTTTGCCATTCGTGCTTCGTGCTTGTCGCCTTGGTTTTTGCAATTCCGGAAAGGAACGGCGTTTCTTCTGGACTGATATCGTAGATCATGTCGGACAAATCTTCACGAATACCTACTTGATCGTAGGAATCGTATGTATTAGCTGGCTGTGCCATTTGGTATTCTCCTAAAAGGGGCTAAACCGTTATGATTTTGACTCAAACATTAGGGCCATGAAGTCCTCAGAACTCCCTGACTTTCGCGCTTGGGCCAGTTGCTTGTCGCGCACCATGCTTTTTGGCTGTGAACGCCGTCCTGTTGGCTTGACTGACTTCTGGGGCGTTGGCGTCTTTTTTGCCTTAGCTGTGCCAGATTGCAATTCTCGCCACCGCATCGCATCGTTTAGAACGCTTACCGCTCGCGCATCATTCAGGCCCATCAACTCATCAGGGCTGTATCCGTATGCACTCTGTCCGACTTCAACCAATTTTGATTTCAATGCGGTTGCCTTTTCAGGGTCCGCAAATTCTGGAATCAACTCAACGAGCCGCGCCGCTTGCTTTTGCAAGTTCGCTTGGGTTTGTTGATTTTGGTACTCACGGGCGCGATTTGATGTCTCTGAAATCTGCGTCTGCTGTGCAGTGTAGTCAGAAACTTCAACGTCATATTGCGCCTGTGCGCGCATGTAACCGATTGGGTCGGTTTCAAGCATTTTGGAGTCGGGTTTCTGCGGATGGGCTTTCAACCCGTCGCTTTGCAGCTTGTGGACGGCATCAGCAAATCGCTGCTGGTCCGCTTGGAAGGCTACCATATCGGCTTGGAACTGTTTACGCCCGTCCGCCGTTTCCTGCATGCCTTTTTGGATATACGCCTGCCCCGAATAGGAGCGCGTTAGGTCGTCGAGCGTCACCGTTTTATCTACGCCGTCAACTTTGACAGTGTAGGATTGCGGTTGCTCATCGCCGTCGCTTTGTTCGGCTGCGTCATCCTCATCGTCGGATTCGTCTAATTCGTATTCGACTTCATCCTCTGAATTTTCGTCGTCGTCGTCTTCCTTCACCAATTCCGCGTCTTCGGCTTCGGGTGCGTCGTCTTGCGCTACCTCGTCGCCCTCTGCGTTAGGGGATGAATCAAATAGCAGGCTTTCGGCTGCTGTCGCTAGGTCAGTCGTGTTCACGGTCCTGATCTTTCTTTGCTAAGATATCGCCAGTTTTCACATATCTGCTCAATTGGCCTTTGACTTCATTAAGCGCCAACACCATGCGCCGGGCCTCAAGCACTTGCTTTTTGGTTGCCGACACGCGGGCGAAAACGCTGGTGTGGTATAATAGTACCCCATTGAACCCCTCTTGTAAAACATCATCTTTCAACAGTGCCTCGGCCCGTTGCGCTTTTTCCCGTTTGTCCATTACATTTGGCCCCCATTGAAGTTACGCGGTGCAGCCTGTTGTGCGCCGATTTGCGCCACGTCAACGCTTGTCCCGTATTGGCCAAGGATTTTCGCAGCATCGACAAGCAAGTCCTGCGCCATTTTATCGCGGCTTAGATCATCGCTTGACGCCATTTCCATCAACTTGCGTGAATGCTCCATTGTCGCCTTTTGCATATCAACCTGCGCGCGTGTCTGTGCTTTCATCTGCTCCGCCTGCAAGAATGCCTGATTTGGGTCGCCCTGCTGGCCTTGCTGTTGTGCCGCTTGTGCTGCCGCTTGCTGCATTTTCTGTTCAATCTGCGGGTTCATTGGCTGCAAATAACGATCCACGTTAGGCAAGCCGCCAAGCGTCATCAGGTCCGCCGCCGTGTTGCGAATGTTGGTCAGCGTCACAAGACCGTTTTGCGCCCCGTAGGTGCCATAGACTTGCATCTGCTGTTGTTGCATCATCTGGAGCATCATCATGCGCTCCTCGTGCTTGTTGTTCCCAATGCCCACGGTTGTTTCCATGTCCATGTCAACGCCCCACGAGCGCGGGTCAACCGGCACAAACTCGCCGTCAATGCGCATCATTTCGTCAGGGTTTGGATTCTGGCGTGCAATCGTTGCAATGGTTTTAAATAGCTGTTTCATGCCACCCTCTGCCAGCACCCGCGCCATAAGTTCACCCACCGCGGTCGCGGCTGTTACCGCGGCATTAACCCCCGCCGCGGTCTGTGATTGCAATGCGTCCGCATTAAGGCCCGCGGCCCCGTCGCCAATGCCTGTCTTGGCCCGTGTTGCCTCGTCAAAGAACTGCATGGCGGGTAAAGTCATTGTTGAACTTGACCCTACCGTCAATTCTCGAATCTGGTTAATATCCGTCGCGCGGATCAAGGCCCCAATTTCGTTGTTTTGCACGTCGTCAGACTCAACCGCTTGATCGTTGAAAACAATTCGCGGGTTGTTAATCATGGCGATGTTGTCCAGCAGACCGCGCATCAATGACGTGGCTGCGTCTTGGTCGTCGATGATAATATCAACCAATGACCGCCCGAAGAATGTATGCGGCTCTGGGTCCACCTCAAACACGGCAAAGGGGTTATAGTCGCACAACTCATAGTCTAGGACTTCATAGTCAGTGCCAGCGCATAAAAACTTATACAAACGCGGCACGCCCGTGCCTTCAATGTCCATTTTCATATAGGCTTCGGTGATTTCAATCTTGCGCATGGACGGGTCAATGCTGCTTTCTGTGTCGTCGGAATCATACCCGCGCCGCACAAAGTCTTCTTCTTCATCCACAACGCCGCCAACGCCGCCAAGTTCAAACACTGTGTCAAAGTCGAAGCCCATTGCCACAAGGTCGCCCACGCGGCCCTCTGACTTGTGACCGCAGACAAAATAGTCATCTAGGCTGATAGCATCGCGGTCCACAAAGAAGTCTTCCGGCGCAATGCTTTTGATTTTGATTTCGCCGCGCGAACTGGTCATCGCCACCTTGGCGTCGTACATCGCGGGCGACACCATCATGCCCATAGGGTCGATTTGCGCTTCCTGCGTCATTGTAGATTCAAGGATTTCGGCTGTGTCGTCGCTTTCAAGAAGCTGGAATTGGTCCTGCGTCAAGCCCGTGTATTCGTCAATCTCTACGTTTTCCGTCTCGTCATAATACACCTTCGCAATGCCAACCTTTTTGACCAAGGCGTCGTGGATAACATCGCTCAGAACGTCAAACCCGTTGTTGCGGTTAAACACATACTTGGCGTATTTGGTCGCCTGCTCTGCGGCTTGCACTGCCTGTGCATTGCGCGGCGTAAACTCAACAGGACTGCCCGACTGCAAAAACACACGCATAAGCGCGGGCTTGATTGCGCGCACCGTATCGCGGCACTTGGTTGCCACAACCTTTGAGCGGCCTTTCTCGTGAGTGACCTTTGTTCGCCCGTCAAAGTATTTCTGCGCTGTGATGCGGTCCGGCGCTATCTCGCTTTCGATAAACGATACCGCGTCTTCGATTGCCTCTGATACCGCGTTGCCAATTTGTTCTTCTGTTAGCTTGATAGGTTTCATAATTTACCTTCTGTCCTTGTATTCGCGGGCATTAGTGCTGACATGATAATCATGGATATAACAACAATTGTCGCGGGTGTCTTGGTCGGGAACTTTCTAACGCTTGGAATTGTTTTCAATATCCGCGCGCTGGACGTTCCAAACCCACCCCTTAAAAACATCATTTTTGCCCTGCTACTCATCGGCGCGGCCCTTGTAGCAGCCCTCGCGTCCGCTCAGTCATTGTCGGCAATGCCGTAAGGCCAGCGCCTAGAAGGCCAGCGCTGACGCCCTGACCCGTATTCGCGGGCAATGGGTTTGCGCCGAGGTTGCGGATAATTTCATCCAACAGACCCGCACCACCTGGACGTGACAGAACGTCGGCCAATTGGCCGCGCACGTCGTCGCTAAGGCGTGCCACTGATGCGTCATCAGACCCAAGTGCGCGCCGCCCAATGTCGCGCACGCTTTCAATAGGCTGCAAGCTGCGCACAGCGCCCGGCGTTACCTCGTCTTGAATAACTTGGTCAGCGGCTTGGCGTGGTTGTGTTTGGCTTCCAGCCGCAACGCGAGCGCGCAAGCCAAGTGCCGAACCCGCTTCCCGTAGTTGCTGTGAGATTGCGGGGTACTCGTCCCCGTATAAAGCCTGCAACTTGAGCCGTGAATTGCCGCTAGATAGTTCGCTGAAAAGTCTAGTCGCCTCGCGTGCGTCTACGTTTTGATCCGACGCCACGGCGCGCACGTTGCCCATGATGTGATCTATTTGGCTGCGCACGCCTTCGCGCATTGCCCGCAACTCGGCAGGCGTCGCGTCTGCAATCGACTCAGACATTTCCTCAATTGTCGTTCTGCTGTTCAACAGGTTTCTACCAGTCTGCACCGCTGCACGGCTGCGAATGTCCGTTGACGCCGCTGAAAGTGCTTCGTCATAGGCTGGCACTGCGTCTGCAATGGCCCCGCGCAAGTCGCGCGCAATACGGTTGGCAAACGCGCCGTCTGCTGACATTCGGCCCGTGATTGCGTCCTTGCTATCCTCTGCAACACTATCAAAGGCCCGCTTGATATAGTCTGCCATCATAGTGTTGGGCATTTCGCTCAGTGTAACCGCGCCGCTGTCGTCAACGCGCGCCATGATTTGCTGCGTTGGAAGTTGGTCATATCGCATCGCATCGTTGGCCGAATTGATTGCCCGTTGCACAATACCGATTGGCGCGCGGCTGATAATCCCCTCAACCGCTTGGCCTTCTGGCGTCGCGTAGTTGATAGGCGTGTTGTAAGCCCGCTGGTATAGGGGGTTAATTGTAGGTCGCGCGCCCGCCGCCCGCGCCGCTTGGTTGGCAAGTGGTGGGATTTGCGGCCCCATGCGCCCGCCGTTAAGCGCGTCCAAGACGCCCGCCGAGGATGCCTCTGCACGAGCGTCAACTCGCCCACGCGCCAAAGCTGCGCCAGGTGTTGGGCTGCGCATTGCAGCATCCAAAGAACCGCCCGCGCCAGGGCTTGCGTCTGCCAGCATTCCACTGGGACCAGCACGGTTAAGCGCCGCGCGCATTGCTGTTGGGTCTTCCTCACCAATAACGCGGCCCAATACGCGGCCCGTCTGTGGCGCAACGTTTAGCGCCTCGCCAACCTGACGGCCTACCCTTGAATTACGGGCTGCGCCCTGTGCGCTGCGGTAGATTTGCCCGCCCGCTGCACCTACGGCCGGAAGCGCGCCGCCGATAGTGCCGCCGATTAAGCCACCGACAACACCAGACCCCGCGCGGTTCGGCAATCCGCCTTCGCCTTCCATAAATCCTTGCGTTGCACCTGCGCCTGCACCCAAAGCCACACCGCGCGTCATTGCACGGCCAAGTGTAGGGGCGGCGCTGACAACGCCAACGCCCGCCACTGCCGGAGCGATTGCGCCAAACAGGTCCGCAGACAATCGGCCCGCGCCTGACATATTTTCCTCATTCTGGCGATATCGTTCAAGTTCGTTTGCGTATGTTGCATCGGTATCACCAAACGCGCGCCTAATAGGTGCGTTAACTGCCGCGCTTGCCTCATCGCCAACCGTTCCCAAGGTCATGCTTTCGCCAGCGCGGTTTAGCCACGTTCCAAGGGATTCGCCGTATGATGTCACGCCGTCGTCAACGCCTATCAGGTTGTCTTTTAATACAGCCCCTAATCCGCGCCCTTGCCTGCGCTGCAATTCCGCCGCCGCTTGTGCCGCAGTCGGCCCAGATTGTGTGGGTTGCGCGTTTGCTGCTGCCGCCCTGCGGTCAAGTTCGGCCTGTGCTTGTGCTGCTGTTATCATTGACTGCCCCCTGCGATTGCCTGCAAATCTGCGTCAGACATGCCCGAAAAGTCACCGCCGCCGCCCGCTGGTGGTGGTGTCGCGCCGCCCTGATTTTGGAAGCCGGAAAGCGGGTTGCCTAGTTCACTGTATTGCGTAAAGGCAACGTCTGGCGTGATTTGGCCAAGCTGCATTCCTCTGGCGATTTCGCCGCGCCGCATGTCGTATTGAGCAATATTTCTCATTGTGTCGATGATTAGCTGGTTGCCTTCGCGTGTGTTGATTAGGCGAGGCAATGAGGCCTTGAACAATGCAAGGTCCGCGTCGGACATAACGCCAGACCCGGGTGGCCGCTGTGATGGGACAAGTTGGCTGATAATTGCGTTGGCAAGTTCTAAGTTTTCCACGCCTTCGGTTTTTATGCCGATGTTTGCAGCCATGTTGGCAATCGCGCCACCCGCGCCCGAAGGGGAGTTAAGCAACGCCTGCTCAAGCGTGTCAAGCTGCCCCATGCTACGCTGTGCTGCCGCGCCCTGCTGGGCAACGCCGTCCGCCTCCTGCGCAAGAATTTTGCCAGTCTCCTCGCTAAATGCGCTTTCATTTGGGCCTACGTTTGTGGTAACGTTTGTGGTTGGTGCTGCCCCGCTGATGCCCGTGATTTTGCCGTCAGGTCCCACATTGAAAACGCGCCCTGCGTCTTCTGGGCCCATTCCAAGTTCAGCGCCCGTTGCTTGCCTAAACTGCTCAGATGGTGCAGTAGCTAGTGCCATAGCCTCACCAATAGGCAGGCCACCGCTTTGAACAGCGCCCGCCAAGTCTTCGCGGCCATTGCTGCGCAGCCATTCAATAGTTTGGTTGGCCCTTGCCGCTTGCGCTTGCTGTGCCCGTTCGTCGCCCTGCCGTTCGTTGCGTGAATCAAGCGCGGCCTGTGCTGGCCCCTCAAGGCCCATAACACCCATGCGACCCAAGGCTGGGGCCATTCGCGCCAGCGTGTCGCCAAAGGACCGCCGATTGTAGAACGGTTGCGATGTTTCGCCCTGCGCGTTTGGATCGCGGCGTTGAATGCCCATAGAGCCTAGAAGCCCCTGCGGTGGTTGCTGCTGTGCCATTTGGTTGCCCTCGTTTGATAATATGCCGCGTGGCGGCGTGTTGCTTGTGCTGACCCGTGCTTGTGTGGGGGTCGCTCCAGACTGGTTGCCGCGCCAGCCTTCCCAAGCCCCTGGTCCTTGGTTTTGGTAAATCCATTCGCCAATTCGGTCTTGCAAGCCCTCGTCCATACGTTCGTTGCCAGTCAAGCCTAAGCCCTGCTGTGCTGCCCGCAATGTCGTGCCTACAACCTGATACGCGCCCATCGGTGTCGCAACGTGACCGACTTGGCCCTTGACCCATTGCCCATAGTCACCGCTTGGCCGCGAAAAATCCACAGCCTGATTTACGGTCATGTCAGTCAGGCGCGTGCCGCCGTATCGCCCGCCCTCTCGGTTTGAATAACCGAACAGAGCGTTATAGTCCCCGCCGCTTTCGCCAGGAAAAATGTTTTGTTCTGCGATTTCCCTAAAAGAAGCCATCTGCTATTCCCTACGTCCCAGACCCAAGCGACGCTCCTAGTGACAGATAGTCAAACAGCCCTGGATTCTCCGTGGTCGTGGTGGTGTTCTGCCCCATGTTTGCCGCGCCTGTCGCTGCGATGTTTGTTTGCAGGGCGTTCATCGGTGCTGCACTGTAGCCGTTAAATTGCGCTTTAGACGCATCAATAAGCATTTGTTGCACGCCTTGCTGCATTCCGCCCTGCGCCAGTTGACGGTCGGCAATATCGTTGCCATAGCCAAAGCCAAGATTGGACAGTCCGCCCATCTGTGCTGCGCCCTGCATTTGGATGCCTTGCTGGTTTTGCGCAGCGCCTAGTGCTGTGTTGAAGCCCTGCTGTTGCATATTGGCGAACATATCCGCGCCTTGTTGCGCAAAGGCTTCGTTAGTTGTGCCTTGCGCTACGCCGTGACGTGACCCACCAAACGCGCCCGCCGCAGATGCCTGCGCGTCCATTGTGTTCGTTGCCATTTGGCGCTGTTTTTCAAGGTCGCCAAGCGCCTGTCCCGTCACCATGTTTTGATACGGGTTCATAAACGCGCCGATGTTTGGACCCGCCATTGCCTGCTGTGTGCCGCCCAACGCTGCATTGTAAGCGCCCGCTGATTGGTCATATACGTTTGGTTGACCGCCTTGTTGCGGCATTGGCTGCTGGTTCGTCGGCATTGGTGCCTGCGTTTGTTGTGGGTTTGCTCCGCCTGCCATTTTTCTATCCTCCCGTCTGAGGGTTGATAAACATATTTTGGATTGCTGCGAATTGGGCGGGGTTGTTGGCCTCAAGTGCCGCCATAGTTTCCGCAAACATCGGCGCGGATGAATAGCCCGACACGCCGCCTGCAAATTGTTGCGGCTGTGGCATACCCTCCATGCCCGTCATCCCACCGCCAGCCATGCCGAAAGCATTTGCCGCTTGACCTGTGTTCTGAAATGCTGCCTGTTGCATTGGCGTAAATGCCGCAACGTCTGGCCCGAAGTATGGCACGTAGCCAAGGCCCGCAACATCTTGGCCCTGCGCAATGTTGTCCTGCGCCGCGCTTTCAAGCCATTTTGGTATCGTTGTTTCTTGTGTTGTGCTTCCGCTGCCCATTATAAGCCCCGTTCCATTGTTACCATTGTGGGGGTCCATCCCCGTTTATTTAAGACGCGCTGCCAGCCAAACCGGCCATTCATCGTCAGGCTTTCGCACCCCTGTGCTTTGCCCCATTCCTCAACGGCCCCTATGGCGTTCGTGATTTGTTCCAAGTCACCCGCTGCCAAGAACACATGCAGAACTTTCTTTTGAGGATATACCACAATTTCCGTGACTGCACACGCTTTTCTTGCAGGCCAGATTTGCATATGCCCAGACGCGATTCCCGCCGCGATATCATCAAAGGTGTGCGTGCCGCCGCTGTATTCTAGCGCCGCCTCTATCCAATCGCGATATGTCTCTAGGTCGATCATCAATAGCCCTTATATACCGCGAGACTAAACCTTGAAAAAACTTCGATATTATTAGCTGACGTTGCTGTTATTTGCACAGCGATATCTGTTTGCGCTGGTAAAACTACGGGGGAAGCGGGACTGAATGCGTCAGACGGCACGGTATTGCCCCGTACAAATTGGAATTGGTTGCGCGGGCTTTCGTTTATCACCCGCGTCCATAGTGCGCCCTGCGCTGTGGCTGTCGCGCTTGATCGACTTACCTCAGTTGAAAGCTGCCGAAGTAAGGCAATAGACCCGAACGGGACAGTCCAACAGGCAATCGTAGTTTGGCTTTGACCAATAGGCATAAAGATAAAAACATTTGCGGGCGTAGCGGTGTGCCTGACTGTTATCTGCCCGATGTTGTAAGTTGAATCGTCGCCGCTGTCATACCAAGCCTGATTTGCGCGCCACCACGAACCTACAGAAACAGGCGTTGTACCTGTTAGGGTGTAGCTTGCGGTTTCGTATTCCAGTGATGTGGGCGTCCTTAGCCCCCTAATGTAAACGGTCCCCGTGTCGCCCGCGTCGCTGCTTAGAACCTCTGAGGCGGCCTCTGCACCCACCACGAAACCAGTATAAACCCCGCCGCCGTTCCATATGTCCTCTGGCGTTGTGGAGACGTCAACGTCCAAATTCCTGCCAAACTTCTCAACAGCGTAGGCGTTATCAATAAGGCCAAGGGCTAATAGTTCATCATACGCCACGGCGTCCTCCAATATAATAGGCACGAATTTGCCATTTTTGCTTGCAACGGGATACCCCTTTGCTTCATCCCAAAGTATCATGCCGTTTTCGGATGCCGTCTGACCCGTAACGCGCCACGATAGGCGGTCAAGCTGTCGCCCAAGGTAGCGCCGCATATCGTTGGCCCAAACCTTTATATCAGGCCCGACAACAGGCAGGCGGCTCATCTGCGGCCACCTGGCGTTACGTCAAGCCGCATCGTTCCCACACGCCAGTTTGCCAGCCGCGCACCGTCTACGCGCATTCGCACCTGTCGCCCCGTAAACCGCACGTCTGTAGGGTTTGCCATTGAATATGGCCCATATGACCGCTCAACATCGTTAGGGTAGAAACGCGTCTTGAATGTCGCTGTCACATCGCCCTGCGTTCCCTCGTCTGGAATCATGCTGGTTGCAGACATCACTTGATCGCCCGCGCCAATGCTAATAGGCCCGCTTTCGGCAAAGATAGACGCGCCGCCATAGTTCAGGCCAACTTCCTGCTCCCATAGGTTGCCCAGCGAGTCAGTCCATAGGGGGTATTTGAATACCCCACGACCAACGCCGCACGTCCGGTCAATCTGTCCGAATGTCCAATGGCCCTCTTTATAATCAAGCGCGACATATCTGTCACACTCGTTAGATGAACCAGACGGATAAAACCACCAGATTTCCCCGTGCTGCGCCATTGGGACGGCATGGATTAAGCTGGCCTGTGACCTGTTCAGGTCCCCAAAAATGTAGTCAGAGACATCGCATGGCAATTCTTGCACTGTGCCGCCCGAATATGAAAAGAAACTTTCTTGCCCCATCCAGAACGCGCCTGCGTCAACGCTGATAGATGCCTTGCGCGAGATAATCCCGCACGACTGCCCGACACGCTCGAAGCTGTAGACGAATGGCGGTCCCTGATACGTTGCCGAATGCGCGTCTTGGTCTGTTAGAATGAGCGATTGCCCGCGAACCTTTAGCCCGCACATGATTTGCCCTGCGGTTTGCAACTCAATGTCGCCCGCCTCGTTTGTATCCGCCGCCGTCCATAGCGTGTTATTCTCGCGGTCTGACCATTGCACCTTGCGCGGGTTGCCGCCTGCACCAAGGGCAAACAAGAATCGTTCCGCAGAAACAAGCAATGACAGGTTATTTACAGGCGCGTTTGAAATGACCGCCGCCGCCGTTCCCGTGTCAAGCTGCCATTCGTACAGCTTGCCATCGGAGGAAGAACACGCAACGAGGTATTCGCCCCAGTTATCTAGCGCCCATGTTGTCGCCTCGGCAAAGTTGCCCGTGTCTGCGCGCTCAGTGCCAAAGAAACCCGTGCCGAAGAACCCGCCGCCAAAGCCCGTATTGACAACCGCCTTTTCTGCGCCAGACGTGAAGCCAGCCGGCGTGATGTCCGTCGTCGTGCCGCTTGCGCTTGTAGTGTATAGATTGCTAAACGAACCAACAGCCACGCGCCTATCGCCTGCAAGGTCCTCCCATGCAATCACCCCGCGCGGCACGCCTGTATAAGCCGTGGCAGCCCGTAAGCGCCACCCGCCAACGGGGCGCAGTGATCCGTCACGCCACCGAACGAGGTTCATGTCACGCCAGCGGCCCGACTGTTCAAACTCGGTTCCGTTGCGATACGCGCCAGGCGGTAGTTCAAGGGGGATTAGTGGCATATGTTTACCTCAACTCAACCCAAATGGCACGAGCGCCGGACCCTGTCTGCCTGTAATATGTAAGGTCTGGAATTATCAAGCCCCCTGGCTGGCTGCCGTTGTCTTGGTCCGTGTCGGTGAAACCAAGGATTATCCAAGTCGAATTATCTGTAGAAACTTCAAAATTCGTGTTATCGGCACCCGCCACTGAAACCATGATTGGCCTCCCCGTGGTGTTTTGGTATGACGTGCCAGAGACACGCGACCCGCTCAGGTCCTGCCATGTCTGGCCTACGCCGACGGCAAGGGCTTCCACCGCCGCATTTGCAAAGGCCGTCGTCGCGACCTGCGTTGTGTCTGTCCCTGATGTTGCCGTTGGCGCCGTGGGCGTGCCTGTCAACGCTGTGTCCACAAGCGCGGCCTTTGCATCAATTTGCGTTTGAATGGCAGACGTCACGCCGTCGGTATAGTTTAACTCGGTGACGGTTGATGTGATGCCGTCTAGGGCGTTAAGTTCCGCAGCCGTGGCAGTCACGCCGTCAAGGGTGTTAATTTCCGCCGTGGTGGCCGTTACGCCGTCCAGCAAATTCAATTCAGCCGCCGTCGATGTCACCCCGTCAAGGATATTCAACTCCTCCGCCGTGGACGTGACCGCAACGCCCGCAACCGTCAGCGTTGAAAGATTGGGCGCGATTGCCGTTGTGCCGTCTAGCAGGTCATCCAGCGAGTCAATGGTCGTGTTGTATTTTGCGCCCCATGTATCCTCGGACGCACCAATCTCCGGCTTAACGAGTGAGTAAGTTGTGCTTACGGTATCAGCCATGTTGGCCCCCTTATTTTATAGAACAATGCCACAATCGTGGCGGATTATCAATTCTTATTGTTAAGTCTTAATCTCGCTGCGCGTTTAGCCAGACCCCGCCCTCGTATGTCCATGCCCCAACAGGCTCAAGCCACACACCAGCGACCAGCACAAACGGGGTTGTGAGGTGCCAAGTATCGCTTGCGTAGATAGAAATGCCGCGAGTAGCCGCGCCAACAGACACCGATCCAGTGCCGAATGCGTTGGGGTTGACGTATGCCGCGCCCGTGATTGTGTACGCCGTGGAAAAACTACCAGTGCCAAACGTGGACGTATTTGTAAACGATGCGCCTGTGACCGTGTAGCTGCCAG